GCATATGGAGGATAGCTTGATGGACTTATCAGGTATAAGTCTTGTTGAATTATCACAAACTCCAATAGAGCCAATCTTAAACGCAGCAATAGCTGTTGGAATATTTATGTTGATTGCGCTAATTGTTATATGGAATTCAACAAGATAAAAAGGAGAAAATTCAATGTCCAAAACATGGGTTAAAGAAAAAATACAAAGCATCAAAAAGAAAACATCCATCGGTGATTCTAGATTAAGCAATGGTTCTGGCACTAACAAACGCAAGACGCGTAAGAAATACCGGGGGCAAGGCAAATGATTAACTATCCATGTGGCTGGTTCGATGTCGAGCAACTCCCCGGTGGTTCTGGCACTGAGTCAGAAGACTGATATGAGTTTTGAGAAAGGACTCGCTGAACTTGAACGCATCGTTGCTAGGCTTGAGTCTAATGAAATAGATCTTGAGACAGCACTCGCAGACTTTGAGCAAGGCATGAAGATCCAACAATACTGCAAAAAGAAATTAGACGAAGCTACTCTTCAAGTAAATCGTCTTCTTCAAGATGGGAAGCTGAAGCCTCTGAGAGATCTTCCTCATCGTCAAGCAGCGCCTCCTCAACAATCTCTTGACCCAGATGATTCTCTAGACTTTTCTGATCTGGAATAACATCCTCCTCTTCCACATCCTCTACCACCTCAGCCTGGCCTAAGACAATCTGATGTTCTTGCACGAGTTCCTTGAGCCGATTCTCTAACTGGTCCCGGCTCATGCTATCGATCTTATGTATCTTCAACTCCTTCTTATCAATCATGAGCCCAGCAAGTTTCGCTCTCGCAATCTCTGCTGTCACAGCCGGACCATATGAGCCATCCGCCAATGCCACATCACGAATATCTGCTAGCTTACTTGCGATGCCCTCAAAAGTAATCTCATTCTTCCTGCGCTGAATCGCTTTTAAAGATCTAATCCTTTCTTGCACATGCTCATACTCTTTGTGATTCAACAACCTCGTTGCTGCCACCCCTGGATTTTCATACCCAGCCAAGTGAGCACACTTCGTCTGCTTATAATCCTGATACACCATAAGATCTACGAAGGCCTCTTGTCGTTTCGTTAGTTTCTTTTTAGTTTCACTCATGCAAATATTCTACCTTAAATTATTGTTTAAAATTTGTTTATCCTTTGTAGCTCTAGAGAACCTATCTCTATCAAAGATTGGGTGCGTCTAGCTACCCATCTATAGTTCTCTATAGAGATGCACAACCGCACAACTGCACACCCTTGCAACCATGCGCCTTTCAGAGGTGCATGTGCGTATGTGCAGGCATGTGCAATTGCACAACCGCACAGACCCCTAAATCGCATAAGAATGCACCTTCCCAAGGGGTATGTGCAATTTGCCCTTTTCCCATTGCACAACCGTTTACACACATCGATCATGCATTCATACATACATCTGAATATACATGCATCCCATGATTTATTTAGCAACATTTGTTCTCTCCTCCTCTTCTAAGATAGCAAGGCCAATGTTGTATATGACTTGAGGCACGATAGAATTACCCAGTGCCTTGAGTCTATTGACGCGTTCAGGGATGCCTGTTGCTACTCTTGGGATGTTGGGCTCTCGCTCGAATCCGTAATGTCCGTCCAACCTGGCGGATACCCCATCAGCCATTCCACCCACTCCGGGTTCAATGTGCCCTTGCCCGGTTTGTCCTTGACTGCCATCGTCAGTCCCACTTGCTTGCCCTTCGCTAGCCTTCGCTGTATCGCTGGGTCGCTCATGTTCCCCCTGTCCCTGTTGTCCGAGGCGTTCGGTGTCGGCCACATCTTTTCTCCCCTCTCTCTCAAGCCCTCTGCTATCATCACTTCCTCGTTGAGTATCTTCCCTCCCTTTCCGTTGGGTCTGCTCCCCGGATTCGATGCCCTTGGAGTTGGCCACATCTTCTGCTCGATTGCCACTCGCTCCTCCAAGTTCCCCTTGTAGCCCCTGTTGTTGTTGTCCATTGCCTTGACCACTGTGTCCATTGTCATCGACATTCCTATCGAGCTCCTTGGCGTGGGATACATCTCGCTCTTGACTGCTCCTGCCAGTTTGCTCTTCTTGGCTAGCTTCTCGTAGTCCGTGTTCTCCCCTGTGTCCTTGTAGTCCCTTGCGGCCGGAGTCGGAAACATCTTCTTTTGTTGATACTTCACTGCTGCATCGAGTGTCAGCCCCCACTTGGTGTTGCTGTTCTTCGCTTCTCGATAAGGCTTGCCATTCTTGTCCTCCTTGATTGTCCCCGGAGATCCTCCCTTCCAGTCCCTCGATGCTGGCGTTGGCCACATCAGATCTGGATGTGCCACTTGATCGTTCAAGCTGATCGGCATCCCCTTGTCCAACTTCATCTGCATTCTCTCCTTGCTCGATCCCCCCCTGCCGCAATGCGCGTCCGGGGTTCTCCATATTACTTGCTCCCTCAGATTCGAGCATCCTCCCTTCTTCGCTTCGTCTGATAGCTCCTCCTTCTTCCTCACTTGATTCACCCTCAATCCGTCCATCGCTTGAGGTGTCGCCCATAAACTTTCCGAGGATCCAGATTCGATCTCTTCGATGGGGCGCTTCGACACTGCAAGCTGGAATAATAAACGATTGCGTGGCGTAACCTTGGGTTTCCAAGTCAAGACACACATCATCGAGTGCCACATTGACGAAGCCACCAACGTTTTCGACAATGACCCAAGAGGGTTTTTTGTATTTAATAATTTCATACATGTACGGCCAGAGGTGTCTGTCATCTTCCTTGCCTTTTTTCTTGCCTGCAACACTGAACGGTTGGCACGGGATGCCTCCGCAGATGAGGTCGAAGTCTTGAATAATTCTTTCTGGTTCATTTCCTATCTCCTTTAGATCTTTATAGATTGGCACATCTGGCCAATGTTTATTTAATACTTTACGACAGAAATCATCAAACTCACAGAAAGCAACAGTGTCAAAGCCACCTGTTGATTCTAATCCTAAGCTGAATCCTCCTATCCCGGAACAGATATCTAGTATCCTAATCATTTATTTCCCTCCCTTTAAACCACATGCGTGTGCAATATCTTCTGATGATTGCTACCACTGTTAATAAGCTAGCTTGTGCTATTGATATGATCAATGCATTTTCTGTAAACATTAAGCAGACTGTTAGCACCAACCACACCAAAGGTAGATTGATTGCTGTGCCCATAAACGTATCAGCCATTGATTCTTTAAGTGCTGGTTTGTCTAGCTTATGCATCTGACTCATCATTAACATATAAAGCAATCATTGCGTAATGAATGATCTTTAATAAATCAGATCGTTGCTTACCATTTTTCTTACCATAGCGCATGGCATACTTCATGATGTTGCCAATACAAAAACCTTCTCCATACCCGGAGTCAATGATCATATCAGTTGCTTGATACTTACCATTGGCATAATGCTGATTGTAAGTTTGATCAATATATTTTTTTAACTCATTAAGAGTTATGTCTTCTTTGAACTTATAATTAATCATGACAAAAACAAGTCATCTGTTCATCGAACATGTCTTGCTCCTCATAGTGAGGTTGCTTGCTTATATCTAGAAGCTTGATGTAGTTGTCGCTGTCCTTCCTAAAGGTAGCGCCAGCATCTTTACCAAACTTCTGTTCTTGTTTGATCCACCAGTCTGCCATCTCTGGTCTTTCCTTTAAGAGTTTGATCTTGGTATCCTTGCCTTTGAGAAAACATAAGTCACAGTTACCAGCCAATGTTTTGCCGCTGAAGTTTGTTAGATTCAAATCAAAGTTTTGTTTCTCCCAAAAATCTGTCACATCTTTTACATCATGCTTGGCATGATACATAGGCAAGACATTTTCCCATGGGTTGTTTTGATTCATAGCGCTTGACACTCTTCGAGGCTCATCGTATCTAAGGCCTATCACGTTGTACCAAGTCTTGTGTCCTTTCAACTTACGCATAAACCTTGACATGACTTTAACCTTGAGTTCACTGGTGCAAAACCTGGCCACAGGATTGGGTAGATATTGTCTTCTATCAATTAAAGCTTCAAAGGGTTCACCATTTCTGCTTGCTGTTTCGTAAGTAACTTCTTTGGTGCGATAGACTGGACGCTCTTCACCAAAGTACAACTCTAACCAATGTATCTTTACGCCCCACTTTTGTTCTATCTCATGTACAAAGTCCAATGTCTCCGGGGCTTCTTTGCCTGTGTTGGCAAAGGTAACGTATACATCTTCAGGCAACGTGCCGCCATGCGCTTGAATAATATTCCATAGCATGAACCCGGATGTTCTACCACCACTAAAGCTAATCAAAGCTGGCCCTTCTATCTTGTAAGGATTAGACTCCATAGATTCTCTCCACTTGTCCCATTAAATCTTCATGTGCATTGTGCAAAAATTTCCACTGCTCATTAAAGTTTTTATTTGTTTCTTTTGTTTTTGCAAGTTGTCTTTGCAATCTTCTAATTACTTGAACTAAATCAAGCTTCTTATCAGCAACCACTGCAAGCTGATGTTTGACCATCAACTCCAAGACCTCCTCAATTGGATCTGTTATTGTCTCTAAGTTATCCATCATCCTCCCAAGGTTTCTTCATCTCGTTATCTGCTAAGTAATACCATGCGTTCTTACCTGGCACACTGTGAGTCTTGACTCTCTCTGCTAGATACTTCTGCACATGTGATACTGCGTACCTTGCGGCTCTCTCTCCTGAAGCCATGTCGCTTTCCTTCAATGCTTGTCTTGCTAGTAGTTCGAGTTCTTGCCTTGTATAAAACTTGCGCCTGTCCATTGCCGCGGCCACCACTCTCGCTATCTCTACTTCGTCTGGTGAGTCTGATGCATCCACCACCCTAAAGAAGCCACGATCAAAATCAAAGTAGGCTAAGTGTTGATCTGGTTCTCTTGCGTTCCTTGCCTCGTAAAAGATATCGATGTTAGGTTTCTTACCAGACAGCTTGATACCAGAATCCATCCAACCAGCGAAGGCACTACCACCACGCGCTGACATGAATGACAGATCATCTGCTCGTTCTTTACCAGTGTGATGAGCAATGATGACAGCAACACCAAAGAGTTCTATCAGCTTATCGACACGCGATAACATCTCGTGGATCTCTGAGTTAGAGTTCTCTTCTCCACTAAAGAAGTTAATCACTGGATCGATCATGACAATATCAGGTTTGTGATAGTCAATACTTGTAGCTATTTCATCAATGTCTTTGTCTCTCATGATGTTCTTTCTTAATCTTCCAGAAGCTATAAGATTTGACTTACCAAGATCTAACATCTCTCTGTCATGAATGAAAGGCTGATAGTACATGTCGATTCTTTTCTTTAAGAACTCATGAATGATCTCTGCTTGTAACCACATAACTTTTAAAGGTCTATTAAATTGTTTGCCCATAAACTCTGTGCCTGTTGTAGCGGCAGCAGCGAATGCACCCAACCAATGTGACTTACCAATCTTTGGTTTACCCAAGAGCAAGACTCTTGATTGTTCAAAGACAAATGCATCACCCCAAAACTGTTCGATGCGATCTGAGTCCATGCCATCCCAAAAAGGATCACCAAATGTTTTAAGGCCAAGCGGATCTCTTTCAGGTCTCTCTTCCTTCTTTTGTTGTTCGATAGGATCTTCTTGATCCATGATCTCTTTGAGTTCATCTGTTAGTTGTATCTGCCACTGACTTGTCTTCCACTCTGTGATACCAGCTACATCGTCTGGGTTTCTTTTCAAGTGCCCAGTGCAAATACTGTTTACAGTTTGCAATACTTCTTGCACGCTCATGGGTGGGTTGTTTGTTTGATTCCAATCCAAAGCTTTGATGATGACTTCACGCATACCCCAACCTTCGAGGATCCACTTGCCTACCAATCTTGCAAGCGTATCGTTTCTCATGCCACTGCCAACACCATCCATTGATAGCGGTGTTTTTAAATCTGAGTTTGATCTGCCTACATTATTAAAGTCATAAATGATATTCATGTCTTGACTTGTAAGTATGGGCAAGTCATCCATGTCGCTTGGCCCAACACCGTCCACGCTTTCAAACATGTAATGATCTGAAGGTGAGACCATGACATAGCCACCCTCTCCTCTGACATCCAGTCTGCCTGTGGTGTTTCTTATTTTTAGTTCAGGGTTGATAGCATAGAAATAATGATAGCCACCTCTTGGTGTTCTTTGCTTGAGTGTTGTTCTTGTGATCTGTCCTGATTCACAAAAGTCACAAGCTTCTTGTGTGTCTGCATCAAGCACCACAAAATTAATTCCTGTGACAGCTGCCCAATTACAATTTGGAAATTGTAAGTACCATTGCTTGATTTCTTTTAAGTGTGCTTGCTTTTGAATGTAGTCTGCCCACTTAACTCTTGGTGTCTTAGCCCAGCGCTTAACCAACACATCATCATCTTCATAAGGATGTCTTGTTTTAAAGTAATCTGGTATGACGTCTGTCTTAGATCCACAAGGTATTAAATGAAAGTTGTTCTCATAAAAAGAAACCAACATTTCTTTTCTCTTGTTGCCAAGAATCTCTTCTCCTTTTTTATTTAAATGTAATTCCAAGACTAACTCTCTTCTACTGCACCATAAATACTTTCCCAATCAAGAGCATGCCCGGTCATCTTGATTAATTTCTTAGCCTGGTTTACAGAAGGCTGTCTTGTGTTGTATCTCCAAGACCTAATGGTGGACACTGAGACCTTGAGTTCTTTTGCAAGACTCTCTTCTCCACGTTTTTCTATGTAATCTTTTAGTTCCATTTCTCTCCTTGTTAGGTGATGCGCTTCTAAAAAAGGAGGACGTCAACCTCCGAGGGGGAAGAGACGAATGAAGCGCATCGAAGTCAATGATAAGGGACATGATACAAAAAGTAAAGAAGATTGTTGACAAAGTTTTGATAATCATTATGATGGTATTTGTATTTGTTATTGGAGACAAACTTATGGAAGATAAAACTAACTATGAAGCTTATGGTCTGGTAGATTTATTGAAGCTTAAAAAAGCAAATCTATCTAACCAATCAAAACTGCGTGAAGAATCAAAACTTTTAGACGAGGCTATTGCTCAATGTCCAGAAGTTGTTGAGGTCACCAAATCATTATCAAACTCTGGTGGATCTAAAAGGGTGCAGCTAAACGGTTTGATACCTAAAGATTTAAGAGTTCAATACAAGGTCACC